GCATCAATGACATAACTAAAATTGATGAAAAGAGAAAACAGATCAAGAAGGAAATATACACCCGTGTATATGAACAGTTTTCTCGGAAGATTAAACAATCTGTGGAGTTGGGGCACAAACAGATATTTCTCACAGTCCCAATAGTTGTCATAGGATATCCAACATTTGATAGAGGGGCGGCTGCGAGGTACATTGTGAGACAGCTCAAGTTGGGTGGCTTTGACGTAAGACTTGTGGGTGAATATGATATGTACGTCTCGTGGATCATCCCCAAGAAGACAAAACAAAAGTCAGAGGAACCCAATGAGACTGAGTTCCCAGACCTGATGAACCTCAAGAAGATGGCGAATAAGTACAGGAGAGGTGCGTAGGACGGCCACTATTAAAAACACCCTCAATGATAAATGGACAACCTTAATATAATGGTAGAAGCGAAGAAGGAGTACATGGGACAGCTTTACCTCATCATGTGTCCACCTATGATTGAAGTTTTTCAGGATATGTATGACGAAGCGACCAAGCTCTCCAAGGGGCGAAAGACACTTATTATGTTCCAGAAGTTGTTGAAGGAAGTGCCTAACTGGTCCAATGCTATGTCCAAGCAGCACAGTGACAACATCGCGAACCGCTGTGCTTGGTTCAATGACCTCTTAGCGGCAGTTTTTGTCGCGTCTACAAAGATCCTCTCGGCTGTTCGTCTCAAGGCGGACAATAAGAAGATAAGTCTCAAGTTGCCAAGTAATGAAGTTTTCATCCAAACCTGCTACAACAATGTAGCCAAAGACCTCTACAAGGATCCATATGTGTTCCACGAAGAGCAAAGTGAATATGTCCGAGATGAGGACTTAACCAGGCGTTTCTCTGTGTGTATCGAGGCCACAGTGAAGGAGCTCATTCCAGTCCAAGAGATCCTCCAGACCTACATGTCCCAGACAGAGGGTATGCGAGACATTGACCTTAATGGTGAAGTCCAAGATAGCGAAGATCCAGAAGTCTTTGACGGCTCAACAGAAGACACCTTCCCAGAACCAGAGACCGAACCATTCCCAGAAGATGAACCCATGATGGGCGGTGAGGATCCCCTTCAACCAACTGGCCTCGAAAATGAATTCAAGACTGTTCCAGGTGTCCAGGCGCCAGCACCTGAACCATTGACGACGGCTCTACCAACCGATCCCACGATGGAGCCCATGGTGGAACCAGAGGACGACGAGGGTGTCTTCTTTGGAGATGCCCCAGAACAGCGTGTAAAAAAAACTGCGTATAATTAAATGGAAGATCTATCAGAATATCTCCGAGACCCCACAAGTGCCGCCCTCATTGCCGCGGCTTTGACTGCTGGTTACATTCACGTAAAGGCTCAACTCAATAACGAGGGTAAGTTGGAACTTAATAAATACACCAAACCAGCTGCTCTTAATGCAATCCTTGTATACTTCATTGTTGCGAACGGTCTTGGTCAGAGAGAGGCTATCTCCAGTGAACCTTTTTAAACTTAAAGATTTAACCCTACAAATAAGAAAATGGCGTCTGTCACTGCGTTTAATGACATGCTTTCCCAATTTCTTGTGGAATTGCACAAGACTTTTCCAGATGAAAACGGAATCAAGAAGATGACTACCTCCTTTGAACTTCTCAAGACGACGAACCCCCGCCTCATCGTGGATGGTTTCATGAAGGGTGTGACCCCCTTCGCGGACAGAATCTCTGCCAAGGACGAGAAGTTCATCCTTGAAGAGATTGAAAAGATTGATATGCTCAAGGATCTCAACATTAAGAACTACTGGGCACGTATGAGTCCAGCTACAAAGGCGGCAACTTGGCAATACCTCCAAACCCTCTACATGTTAGGTACCACGATCACCGCTATCCCAGCAGACACACTCTCTCTGATTGAGAGTATTGCCAAAGACTGTGCAGACAAGATGCAGACCGAAGGTGGTGAGATTGATCAAGACGCGCTCATGAAGATGATGGGTAGTATGCTTGGTGGTATGGGTAAAAAATAAACTCATGCTATATTAAATGAAGGCTTGGTTTGACGATCCTCAGCAGCTTACGAGTATTAACAAGGTTTCTCAGTTCTGGCCCAATCGTGATCAAACCCCAGAAGACAGAATTAATGCAGCCTCGCGATTTGTCATCTACGCGTGTTGTATCATTTACCTTATTCGCCGTGACCCAAGAATATTTGTTCTCGGTGCCACTGTTCTCAGTGTTCTTTATATTCTATACAAGTCAAAGATGGTGAAGGAAACCTATGGAATGGCCTCTAGTGGTAACGAGATGGGGTGTCAGATGCCAACCCAAGACAACCCAATGGGTAATGTCCTTATGACCGACTATACAGATGCCCCCAATCGCCTTGAAGCGTGCTACTATCCAACTGTGAAACCAATTGTGAAAAACTACCTCGATGATCGCATTCCCTATGATGCAGGCCGATCTCGTTCAGCCCTTCCCAAATACCAGCGTAATGCAGCTGCTCGCCAGTTCGTGAGTACTCCAGTATCTAATATTCCAGGCGATCAAACCGGGTTTGCCGAATGGTGTTACGGACCTAAAAACGGTCGCAATTGTAGATCTCATCCAGAGATGTGTGATCCAAATGCTCGTGGTGTCCAACTTGAGGCATTTGCGGGTCTCGATCCAGCAGGTGATAGCCGAGTTTCTCATCGGGGTCATGGATTTGCCCCAGCTTAGATTATAAATATTCTTGTGTAATAATAAATGGCGTACCAACTTCAACCTGGTCTTGCGATCGTTCAGAATTCGGGGGCTCTCCCATCAGTGCGCGCCACGGAAGAAATCTTTGTGTACCCTCAGCCCAGTTCTTTGAACTGTGGTGGGTGCCGCCCAAACACCATGTTGTATGGCACGTCGCCATACATGGCGGGTAAGGGTTCTCCAGCGCAATACATTGATGTGAGTGACCAGCTTCGTCCACAATCAACTACCCGATTTGGTAGAGTTATCGTTCCAACCTACGAACGTAACCTCTTCCCACTCTCAAATATGGAATGCAAAGTGCCTCTTCGTACTATGACTTATGAACCAACGAGTACTCGTGCGGAACTCCAGAACGGCCTCTTCCAGCAAAGATACGCTAATAAAAATGTTACTAAAAAATAAGAATGGCCGATCCAATTTCACTTGCAGCTATCGCTGGTCTAATTTTTGCTGGCCGAGCTTTGAGTACCAAGTCTGAACCTGAACCCGTCGTTCAAGTTCAACAGGTTGTCCAAACACCTGAAGCACTTGATGCGGTCCCAGAATTTACAGAGAGAGACTTCGAACCTCGTGTTGAAATCCCCCAAAAGATGGAGATGGCGAGTTTCGCAGATATTGGTCGCCAGCAGAGAAGTGGTGGTCAGGAGATCCTCAATATGAGAAACCGTATGTATGACACGGGTCGTATGAACAACCTCTCCCCAATTGAGAAGCAAATGGTTGGTCCGGGTTTGGGTGTTGGCGCAGACACTCCAGCTCAGGGTGGTTTCCAACAATTGTTCCGTGTCAACCCAATCAATGTTGGTGAGTACCGTCTCACTACACTTCCAGGCCGCTCAGGTCCAGCTGCGGATATCACAGGTGGTCGCGCAGCCGTTGTTGGTGAATTGACTCACAACAAACCAGAGACGACTGCGTACCTTCCCTCTCGTCTTCCCACAATGGCAGGGCGTGCCCAAGGTATGTCTGGTGCGATACCAAGAGCCAGTCACCAGAAGACGATGCGAACCACGAACCGTTCAGAGACTGGTCAACGTTCAGATGGCCTTGGCTACAATGGCGCCAAGCGATTTGTTTCAGCCCAGACGATGCCACAAGATCCAACTCGCTTCAAGAGTGATCGCAATGATACGCAGTTCGCATATGCGAGCCACGCGGCACCAGGTATCACCAACTTCAGTGGCGCCTACGCGACGAGTGCGGCTGCCCAAATTACCACGAAGAATAATGAGGAATTGATGAAGTATGGTTTCCGTCCAGAGGATCGCAGAGGTAAGGCGAACCGTATGGGTAACGCAGGCCGAATGAATGTTCGGGAGAGTGCCCTCAAGCAAGGTGGGGTTCTCACAGCGGTTCGCGCGGACAGTACCCGTATTGATGGACGCACTGGTCCAGCGAATGGGGGGTGGACTCAAAACTACCAACAGAAGCCCTTCCACCAATTCAACGCGTACAAGGGTCATGAGAACCCCAACTCGCGAAACTTGGACATTGCGAAGAGACAACTCCAGAACAACCCACTGTCCCACCACATTTATTAGGTGTTCCACACAATTGTAGACAAAAACAATCATTAAAATATTGTACCTGTATTTTAATGAAGGTTCATACCCTTGACATAGACAGTAGCGAGAGGTATACAAACGTGCACCCTTATGCGAATAACTATGTCGTGACCCTAAAAGAGCCAATTTATGATGTCACCCAAATCACATTGGTCTCTGCGCGCATTCCAACACCACAGTTACACATTTGCGAGACAAATAAGACTTTTAGTGTGAATGGCTCTAATATTACATTGGAAGCAAACAACTATACAAGTGGTACAACTATGGCGTCGGAACTTGAACGTCAGTTATTTCCATCCTCCCCCATAGATCAGGTATCATTTGATGAATATAGAAGTACTCTTACATTTTCAAATACAGCTGGTACACATGACTTTACATTTGAATTCTTTGATGGGGCAAACGGCTATATGAATGGTACCAACTTGACTACACCACACCAAGTTTTAGGGTTCTCATCCAATAATCAATCATCGTCAGGCTATACTCTTACAACTGGTGCCATTAATCTTAATGGACCAAACTCCATCATTTTGAGACTCACGAGTGGTTCGGATGAATTTACGAAAACGGTCTACTCCAAGACACCCTTTTATACAGGCCACATTCTATTGAATGGATCGGACGCCGTGAATTATAGTCACGCCGATGATCCACTAAATCACGAGTTCTATAAGGGACCACAAAAGTTTATTAGGGATCTACGAGTTGAATTCTTCTATATGAGTCATGGGCGCTTGATTCCATATGACTTTAGGGATCAGGATCATATATTAAAGCTTGAAATTACAGGATCTACAGATAAACTTGCGGGTCTACCAAAGGTTCCCCTCGACGTTGTCAAGAAGGAGTTACCGCCACCAATAAGTATCCCCGAAGTTCTGGTGGATTCTTATAGATGGAAAGAGTACATCTCCATTGGAGTGATTGTATGTATTGGAATGGTTCTCCTATTGCTTATGAAGCGGCGCCCAAAACTTAGCGAGTAATCGCGAAGACTGGTTGCGCTGGCTTGGACACACGGGTGGAGATGCTGGAGATCACCATGTAGACCGCAATGGACAACAAGGTGGTGAGGATCGCAGTGAG